TGCCCTTGGCTGCGATCTCCGCTGTTGAGATCAAACCTACTGGTGCTGTGGTTCACCTCAGTCCAGATGCCGCAGATGTTCTTTCACGAAATCAGATCGAAGTGCCGATAGATGACACACCGGCGTTGTGTGATTGGCTGGATGCAATGATTGAACCACCGTTGGTTCTGCACCGGGCCTTGATCGAAGAGAACACTGAGCCGATTGAGCCAGTGGATTACAAGCCACCAAAGAAGGCCCCCGCCAGAAAGCCTAGAGGTAAACGTGCTTCGGATTGATGAGACATTCCGTCAGGAGGTCAGTGCTGCTCGCAACTGGCGAGACAAACACCTCATGCACTGGAAGGCCATGAAGGAGCGGTTTACCGGACCTGCCTACCGACACGAGAATTACATCGAGGGTGCTGACATCGAGAACATCGTGGGCCAGTATGTGTCGCTGGTTCTTCCGCGTGTCGCCTACGACTACCCCCGAATCCACGTTACCGCCGATGATCCACAACAGGATCGCCGTGCTAAGGCGTTGGAGTTGATGCTGAACCAGTGGGCCAAGAGATCCGCCCTGCGTCCGACACTGCAAGAACTTGCAACCGATATGTGCTTGCTTTGGGGTGTTGGATTGGTTACCCCAGAACCAGTGAAGCACCTTCGCCGCATTGACATGGGCGGGGCTGGTCTGATGCCACGGGTGTATCGAATCGCACCCGAGAACTTCTTTGTCGATCCGTCAGCGGAGTCACATCGTGAAGCCCGCTACTTCGGTCATGAGTACCCCATCGACATTGAAGACCTCGTTGCAATGGCGGAAGATCCCGAGAATAAGTTGGATCTTGATGTCGTGCAGGAACTCAAGAGTTCATACGACACATACCGCGAGAAGTTTAGAACTTCCGTAAAAGATTTGCCAGAACGTGACCAGACCATCATGATGGAGGTTTGGTGTCCTGAACTGGAGATCGACGGGGCAAAAGAGGGTGTTCACCACGGTGGATTGCTGAAGTTTGCCATGAGTGCCGAAAACGACATCGTCATGATCGGCGAACCCGTGCCGTACTACGGACCAGCCTGCGGACCTTACACGCTGGTGGGTGCTTACGAAGTGCCATCTGACGTATACCCACTGAGTCCAATGACCATGGCGTTGCCGCTGATCGAAGAAGCCAACGATCACGCCAAGACCATGTCGTACTCTGCTGGAGCGTACCGCCGATTGATTGCGGTTGACTCACGCGGAACCAAGATGGCCCAAGACATTGCGTCTACCCCTGACTTGTTTGTTGTTCCTACCGAAAACTTGGACCGCGACCGCGTGGTTCCCATGGAAATCGGTGGCGTGACTCAACAGCAGATGGCCTACCAGAACATCATGTCCGCCCGCCTTGACCGGCTTACGGGCATGTCAGAAGTGATTCGAGGATCGGTAACTGGCGATGCCACAGCAACGGAAGTATCAGCCGCGTCAGCCTCTTCCGGTCTTCGACTCTCCTACATTCAGCGACAGTTTGCTGAAGCCGTAAACTCCATGGCCTACAAGGCAGCGTGGTACGTCATCAATGACACCACCGAACTGCCAATGGGTCGTGAGGCTGCTGAAGAAGGCATGCCTTCCAAGATGCCCGGCACAGAACTGGGCGTTGATCTTTCCGAGATGACCCTTGATGTGCAGGCATACTCGATGGAACGCACTTCCGAAGCGTTGCAACAACGCCGTGCAGTCGAGTTGATGCAGATCATTGGCAACATTGGACAGCAAGCCACCCAGATGCCGTTCATTGATTGGCAACGAATGATGACCGTAGTGGGCGATGCACTCAACATGCCCGACATGGCGGACATCCTGAACATCGATGAACTCAAACGCATGACCGAGCAGGCGCAACAAATGCAGCAGCAGCAGATGCAGATGCAGCAAGAGCAGGCTCAGGCCAACGTGGAGCAGAAGCAAGCCGCTGCCCGTTCAAGAATGCAGCGGGGTCCAGCCGATGCAGGTACAGAAGCACGCAATCAACAGCGTGCCGCAGGTGAAGGTGGTGGCTTCTAATGCCCTCCTATGACTTCAAACGTGAATCTGACGGCAAGATCGTGGAGATGTGGTACACGATGAGCAAGGTTCCCAGCATTGGCGAGGTCGTAACCATCAAAGGTGAGAACTACACACGACTTGTGTCCGACTATCAGGTGTCAGCCGAGGTCGAAACCGTCACCCACAAGTATCCATACGTCTCTCGCAGCATGCCGAAGAACTTGGCGGGCTGTGAGACTAACAAGAAGGGGCAACCCATCATCACAAGCCGCCGACACGAGCGGGAAATCATGGGCCGTTACGGCCTGAAGCGGGACTAATGAGCGAAGAAGCAACCAACGAAGCCACAGAACCCACCGAAACCCCTGCACCTAAAGACTTTACGCAGGAAGAAGACGCGGTATTAGACAAAATCTTAGAAGCACGCGAGGAACGGACTGAACAAATCCGCGAATCCGTGCGTACAATGACTGAATCCTCGGACGAGGCTGCTAGTGACCCGACCTTGACACCCGAACGCCAGCGTGCGTTACGTCGAGCGAAGGTTCCTGAAAGCGTCATCGAGAAGTTTGGTGAAGATCCGGCGCAACTCATCGCTTGGGCTGACCAACTTCTTGAAATCCAAGGGAACGTAGACGGATACGCCGAGCGTATGCGTAGTTTGGAAGAGAAAGTCGCATCTCAGGGCAACCAACCCGAAAGTGACACGCGGTCTGCGGAACAAAGCAGCGCACCTCAAGGCGACGGAACCACCGAAGTCTCTCAGTCCGAAGCGGAAGAAGGCGAAGCGGCCCCGGAAACCACGCCGGAGCAGGTTCAAACTCAACCTCCAAGGAATGTTGTGGAGCAACTGATCGGTGAGATCACGACTCTGCGAATCGAACAGGCACTCGCACCCTTTGACGGGGTTACTGATCAGGAAAGAGTGCAAGTCGTGCAGCGGATGACCGAGATCAACGAGAAGTCTCCGGGTGAATTCAATGACATCGCTAGTTTGGTAACAAAAGCGGTTGGTGATGTGATGGGCGACCTTCCAACTCCGGTGAATCCCGGCCCCTCTGGTCAACCTTCTACCCCACCTCGGGCAGTGACTCGGACAGAACGTCCGACAACTCCTGACGAGGCCGATGATGCAGCGTTAGAAATCATTTTGAATGGTGGAACGCTCGATGATGCCAAACGTGCAGCGATGCGACGATAACGACTGCCTCCCTAGCGGGGGCCTTTTGCACGAAAGCAGGAAATAGAAATGGCTACATCCATTCGCAACTTCCTCGACTTCATGGACGCAACTGGCCCGGTATATCTGACCGGACCCGATGTCCTTATCAATGAAGCGGTGAAGCGTAATTACCTGTTCGGCGATTTGGTTCGTGAAAAGAATCAAGCCATCCAAGGTGGCAAAGAGATCAAAGATGTTTTGATGCTCGATGATTCCTCCACGTTCCAGTATTACCAGCCGAACGAAACTTTCACATACTCAAACCCACAAGTCCTGTCCGACATCACCGCCAACTGGCGATTTGCAATGGACCACATGACTTTCACTGATGCTGAGATCGAACTCAACGTCGGTGGTGGGTTGACCCGTGAAGCCACCAAGACTGTCTACAAGGATCTCAAGCGATCCAAAGAGCAGCGAATGGTGACCTCCATGGTCAACGGTATGGAAGAAGGTTTGTTCAAGCCTACACAAGGCACTTCCTTCAACGACATGGAATCTTCCACTGGCAAGACTCCATACTCCATCCCAGCATTCATCACTGAGAACTGTGTCCAAACCTCCCTCGACGGTGGTGGGGCTGCTGGTCTCCGTGGTGGTATGCCTATCTGTTCAGACACTGCCGAACACGGCGTTGTCGGTGGAACCAACACCACCATCTTGGGAATCGCCCCCGGCAGCAATGATCGCTGGACCAACGAAGTTGTGTTCTACGATGCAAACTCTGCTTTGGGTATCAACTCTGGTGCTATTGGTGGAACTGCTGCTTCCTTCAACCAGCAGAAGATCATTCAAGACAACACCACTGCTGGCACTTACTCCGCTGACGGCGCAGCCCTCAACGAGTTTGCTGCCATCAACGTGTACGGCTTCTTGAATGCGTTTGACGAAATGTTCTTGCGTCTTCAGTACCGTCCACCAGCCTCGTTTGAACAATACTTTGAAAACATCGTGTTCAACCGTCAGAAGATTCTTTGCTCCCGTGAAGGTGTGAACCTTTACAAGCAAGCACTTCGTTCGGAAAACGACCGCTTGGTCAGCCCAACTGATGCTGCGTACAACAACCCTGCGTACTCCGGCATTCCGTTGACTTACTGTGCTGAACTCGACTCCGCCAAGATTTTCCCTAAGCACGCCACTGCTCCTGCCAATCACACGATTGCTGAGTATGACGATGAAAACTTGGACCCAGATAACGGAACCACCGAGTTGGCAAGTGATGTCATCAACCCCGGCGCACGCTTCTACTTCATCAACGGTGACTACCTCACCCCGGTTCTGCACTCTTCTCGATACATGGAGAAGCACCCAACCATGCAGCACCCAAATCAACCGTTCACTCACGTTCAGATCACGGACTCGTGGTACAACGTGGTTGCTAACTCTCGTCAACGTCACGGCATTCTCGCGCCGATGATTACGGCCTAATAGGAAAAGGACACTTACAATGGTAAATGCTTCCCCTACTCAAAGCCCTCTCGGTCTTCAGTTTGTCAAGGAGGACGTAGTTCTCGTAGCAGATGCTGGTATCTCTAAGGGTCAAGTTTGCAAACTTACTCTTGATTCCACCAATCTTGTCTTCGATGCTGCAACTCCCGCTGTCGCTGCTGACGCAGAACTCACTGCTGCTGGTAAATTCAACTTCTACGGCGTTGCCTTGGAAGATATTGATTCCGGCAAAAAGGGTTCTTTCCGTCTGAAGGGAAAAGTTGAGGCTCTTGGTGGCGACACCTCGGCAGCCCTCACCGCACTCACCTGCGATGCAGCAGGTCGTTTGCACGCTGCTCCCGTTGACCCCGGTGCTGACACCGATTCAAGTTTCCGCACTTTTGCGGTGAACCTTGAGGCTCTTACTGATGGCGGTCTGAAGAACGTCATCTTTGATGGTCTCGGTGGCTTCGGCTTCGTCGAGGCTGCATCCTGATCTTTTGATCACCTCATGGGAGAGGGGGGCTACCGCCCCCTTCTCCTTTTCCCATGGCACTTACTTACGCTGACGCTAAGGCCCATGTATTGCTCGCTTGTGGTGGAGACCCTTCCACTGCGACTGGGCTTACTGTTGCCCAACGGGTTGCACAGATTCTCAACTTCGCGGGCCACCACCTTTACAGCCACGCTTGGAACTGGCGTGAACGTACCGCCTCCAACCTCGACTTCACCACCAGCGACTTTGTCGTATTGCCTGATGATGTCGGCACGATCCTCAACGTGTACCCCAACGGCAACACCTTTCGCCGCGTGTTCCTGATCTCACCAGAGGCGTTCTCTCGCTTTGAGTCAGACAACCTGACGATCACCGACGCGGTGTTCTACGTCACGCTTGCTCGTGCCAAGCCGGGCAACGACGGTGCAGCATCTACCGGGCAGCCCGCACGGCGGCTGGACATCTACCCAACACCAAGTGCATCCGAGTCAAACGCCCTGTCTATTCGATACCGGGCAGAGTTTGTTGAGGTTGCAAGCGGTGACGTTGACAGCACAGCGTTGCAAATCCCAGTTGAATCCAACTGCGAGGCTCTCTACTTGGAGTATGTCCGAGCGTTTGCTGAAGGTGGCGAAGTCGGCGACACCCTGCAACGTGTGGCAATGGTTGACGCTTCACCCCTGCTGCAAGAAGCCATGCGTCGTGATGGCGTTGAGTCACCCAACTATGGGCCGCTTCCCATGGCTGTCCGTGGTCGCACCACCTCGTATGGTGGCCTGAACTTCTTCCCTAACGGCAACATACCGGACCCATCCTGATGGCAAAGAAGAAGGCACGAAGAAAGACAGTCTCCCTCTCCGTCAAACGCGGCGAGAAGCGGCCTGCATCCAAGGGTGCTGGTCTGACCGCCAAGGGTCGAGCCAAATACAACCGTGCTACCGGAAGCAAACTCAAAGCACCGCAACCGGGCGGTGGTAAGCGTAAGAAGTCGTACTGTGCAAGGTCCGCAGGCCAGATGCGGATGCATGGTATCAGTTGTTCCAAGACTCCAAAGAAGCGTATCTGTGCTGCGCGACGGAGATGGAAGTGTTGAGATGGGCCACGAGGTTGCGAAAATTGCTGCTATTTCTTGCACCCACTCCCCACACACCCCAAGCGAGACGCATCAATGGATACTGGACACGATAGCCAATACCAAGGGTCTGACTCACTTCGTGCATTGTGGCGATGTCTTCGACGCACAGGCGGCCTCAGTGCATCCCGACGAAGCCGATCACACCTTGATGGACGAGTATCGGCACGCTGCTTCTTTTTTGAAGAGCATCCGTCAGAACTTGCCGGATGGGTGTCGGCTGGTGATATGCGAGGGGAACCACGACGACAACATCAGACGGGCGGACCCGAGGCGGATTCCGAAAGGTCTGAGAGAGACCGCCTTGTGGATGAACACGGAGTATGCGGAGGAGTTCAGGCAGTGGCATTGGCGGCCCTACATCAAATCTGCTGCGGGGTGCTACCGAGTTGGACAGGTAGTGTTCTACCACGGGTTCGACTGCGGATTGACTTCGGACGAGTTGGAGGGCTT